TAACGGCATTAACTGTGGTATCATATTGTAATTGGACGCCATCTCCTGCAATTAATCTAAAGGTATCATTTGCTATTGTAGAATTTAATAATACATCATTAGCAGCTCCTAGGCTAGGTGTGACTCCAGTATAATTAACAATAATCTTACCATAACTATTTGATGCTCCTACTGTAACATCTCCGGTTCCAATACCACCAATGACATCCCATTCACTAGTTACAAATGTACCTTGTGTAGTTCTTTTATTTGCTCTCCACCAAACTAAAGTTTCTGTTACTATACTAGTACTTCCGGTAGGATCAGTTACTTCTACTGGGTGATATATGATATGCCCTGTGTTATATGTTCTATTGTCTACCCAAGGGTTAGCTACCGCTTTAAAGTTTTCATCTACCTCACCATTAAAAAGTTCTCTTTTAACTTCATTTCTATAGATGATGTATTCTGTCAGATTGAATGCCATTTATACTAGTCTTTTTTTATTTATTCAGGAGGTTCATTAATAATGTTAACATCATCATACGGAAATTCAGATGTGTCACGTTGTGCAATAAAAGCTTCTCTTAGTTGGTTTAGATACCATGTTCCTTCAGACCATCCAGGTATAGCATAACACGGTGAATAAATCCCTGAAGTATATATCCTATTAATCTCACTCCAATAACCTTTATAATCATTGACTGATTTATTTATGAATTCTATTTGTCTATTAACTAACACTGACCTTTGTGCATTTCTTTGTATATCAAAAGAAGACCCCGAAGTTAATTTAAAGTCACCAGTTAGATCTGATGCCCTGTACTCTGTAACAAATTCATATAAAGAACTACCTCCTAAAAACAATTGTATACTTGCTAAGTCGCCTACATAGCATGGATCAAATGGTACATAATTAGTTTGATAAAATAATTCCATTTCAGCAACACTATTAAAATCAGTGTACTCTGATTTACCTGCAGCCTGATCATAAAATCCTATTCGGATTTTAGTCACATCTATTTTATACTTTTTAAGATAAGTAAAAAAGTCAAGGGATAGTTTAAATGTTAGAGCTTCGACGACCAAGAGGTTATACTATTTTTTGTATATATTCAGCTCTTTATTGTGTGGTAGTCATTTAATAGGTTAGAAATTTTACCGTGTGTCACATTACATTCATTAAAAATCTGAAGATGTTCAGTATCTCTGTAGTCTTGTATCCAATAAACATGCTTAAAACCAGCATTAACTAAAATTTTAGTACACATTTTACAAGGTGATAGAGTTAGAAGTATTATGTAATTTTGTGGATCGTATTCTTGGAACTTGGCAATCATATTTACCTCAGCATGAATAAAGCCACTTTCTCCTGGTGTTAAAGAATCTTCTTCAGTTCCAGTATCATTATTAGTTTCAGCTCCGCTGTAAGAACCATTATAACCAAAACTTGCTATTTTACTAAAATCCTTTTTTAAAGCCATACACCCAACCTTAGTAGTAGAAGAATTTGAAAGATCTCTAATACTTAATAAAATATTAGTGAATGCTTTTAGTTTTATTTGAAGTCGCTGAAGTTTGGGATCCATTTTTGTTTAATTAAAGTAGCTTTCATTTTTACCTCAGACAAATCTTTGTTAAGACTGTTTGCAATTCTTATGTTTTCTTTATCGTCATCAAAGAATTTAAAATTTCTAAATCCCATTTGAACAAATTTCATAAAGGCATCCTTTTTCTTTTGTGCAGTAGAGCCAGTGAATCCTAAGTTAGGATCATTGATTGCGAATATAAAATCAGGATTAACATCTACACCGTTATGCATTAGAAAATCATAAATAAGTTTTGAGTCATCTCTCGCAGTAATAATTCCAACTGCAGTACCTTTTGCAATTGTTCTTTTAAGTATTTTGAAAACCCAGTCAATTATTTTACCAGCCTTAAGAATTTCTAAATCTCTAAAGTCATTAAAATCAAACTCATCATGCGGCTTGGTTTTAAATGTATTAAATTCCTGTGGAGTAAGATCAATTTCATATCCTGTTTTTGGATTAAAAACTTTAATTTTACTTTTGGTTACAATTAAAGTATCATCAACATCAAAGACAGTTATATCTTTCCCCCACTTTCTATACTTCTCAAATAAATCCATACAATATATATCAGTTAATTTCTTTTACTTTACTACAGGTGAGATATGGAACGGGTACATTAACAATTTCTCCCATTCTCATATATATGTTTTACTACCGGAAACCTTAATGAATATCCACCGTTTTGATTTTGGCTTTCTTCAAAATATTGAACAGTTACAGTTTTACCGATTAGTTCATTATGATTGTTGAGGTAGTGTTCTCTTTGTTCTTTAGAAAATCCAGATCCTACACTTACACGGTTACCTTTATGTTCAATAATAATATTACTTAAACCCTCCTTTTCAACTTGTTTTCCATTTTCTGTCCATCGCATTGTACCGTTCATACATTCTAGGATTGTATATTCAGCATCATGGAATTTTTTAACCTTTAGAAGATTATGGCTTCTTTTACCTTCATAGCCGATATTCTTTCTAACCATGATTCCTTCAAATCCAGCATCTTCGGCTTCTTTTGCCATCTCAGTAAATTGTTCCTCTGTGGTTAGTTGATCCTGTGGTAAGAATTCTAACATAGAAGAGTTAATTCCTTCTGGTAAAATATCATAACCATTCTTAAGTCTTTCAGTAAGCGGTGTAGTTCCAGTCTTATTATCAAATTCATCTAAAGTTAAATAATCAAATACAAAGAATTTAGGATTTTCAATTTGATGGTCCTTCTTTCTGATTTGTTTCATAATTCCTTGGAAGTCTTCATTACCATCTTTATCTACCATACAGATTTCTCCATCTAAAATAAAGTCTCCACCTATTTTAGAAATTTCATTTTCTAAATTACCTAAGGTTGTAAATTCTTTACCGTTCCTTGAAAAGAATGTTACAGTATTCATTTCTTTTCTACAGATACATCTTACACCATCCAATTTTCTGGATCCGTACCATTCTCCACTTTGAAAATCCACTCTCTTAGGATTATATGCATTTGCTAAAGCGACCTTAAAGGTTGGAATTAAATCTGGGTGGATTGCCTTATTAATAGAAGTAGTACCACATCCCATATTAAGGTCTCGGTTTAGCATATAGTAAATAATATCTTCCCATTGCTTATTCTCTAGGACGAATCTATTTACATTTGCAATTGCCGTATGACCGGTACATACCCTATTTCTTAAATCATCCAATAAGGTAAAGATACTACCGTATGTATTTGGGTGACCTAGTAAATCTGAATTCTTTTTGCAATTCCTAGGAGTTACATTATATTTGAAATAAGGATTGTAAGTATAGAAGAAAACTTTCTGTAAGAATTCTCTATCAGAATTTTCAACAGAGTTATCAGCATACTTTTTAAGAGTTGCAATTTTATGATTCCATGATGAGGAAGAGCGCATTTCATCCAAGAAGGATTGTAGATAAGTAAGGTTTGTGTATTCAGTCATATTCCGTTTATTTAATTATATTATAAATATAATCAATTTAATTGGGAATTGAAAATTTTTCTAGGACTTTTTTCTAAAAGTTATTAACAATTTTTTATTCTGTCCTGTATAGATTTTAACTTTGCACATTTTTCAAAATCTTCTTTTTCTTCAAAGTGTAGCATTATCTTACTTAAGCTTTTAATTTTATGCTTTGCTGTTTTCTCATCATAGTGAAGTACTTGATCAGGAAACATTATTATTGTGTTATAACATAGGTTCATATATTGATCCCAACTAGTATTTTCTAATTGGTCTAGTAATGACCTCATAAATTCATCATTATCAAATTCCATTTTCTAAGTCTTTCATTTTCTTAATTAGTAATTCTTGTTCATCACTTAATTCACTTGGCAAGTTAACTAATATATTTATAAAAAAATCTCCATACATACTTGGATTGTTATAAGCAGGAAACCCTTTACCTTTTATTCTTAGCATAGTACCATTCTTAACACATTTCGGTATAGTGTAAGTTATAGTTTTATCAAATACCGTCGCCTCACCCTTACCGCCTAATAATGCATCATATAAATCTATATGCTTTATCGTATGCAACCCTTTTTGGTCTAAATAAAAATTAGGATCATCTTGTATAAGTACTGTTAATACAAGATCTCCGTTTTGATCTTCTGTCATTCCTCTCTGCCCTAGTCCTTTAAGTCTCATTCTCTGACCAGGCTTTACTCCAGCTTTAATGTCTACACTAACAACTTTTGTCCCAACTCTAATTTCTTTACTGCATCCATAATAAGCTTGCTCTAATGTTATGTAAACTTGTGCAGTTATATTTCCACCCTTTGTACTAAAGCCATGTCTTCCACTAAATCCACCAAAGCTAGGATTACCAAAGCCACCTCCACCATTCCTTATAAAATCTTCAAAGATATCATCCATAGATCCACCAAATGGATTGCTACCTCTTTGATCGTATTGTGCCTTCTTATTAGGATCACCTAGAGTTTCATATGCATCAGCTATTTCTTTAAATCTTTCCTCGTTACCTGAAGATTTATCTGGATGGTATTCTTTTGCTAATTTTCTATAAGCCTTTTTAATCTCAACGTCAGTAGAGTTTTTATCTACACCTAGTATGTTGTAGGGATCTTTCATTTCCAAAATAACTGTATACCTATAAGACTACAAGCTAGGCATAATGATACTATTGTTTTTGTAGTAATTCCTTCATCTAGAAAATACCAAGTTAAAAAAGTAAATGAAATAATACCTGATCCGAATGCAATAAATCTACCTGGCCACAAAAGACCATCATAATACTCCACTATAAAGCGCGTACCATAAATTAAAATATAACTTATTACAGTTCCGAATGTTAGGGATACTATAAAAGGATTCTTTTTAAACCAAGGCCATACAAATTGACCGTTTGTTTGAAACCATATTGCCGATTGTCCTAAGAAGAACAATAAAAATGCTAAAATTAACTTATTCATTTATATAATATTTATAACCCATTCTAACCATGTGATCCATGTGATGTTCCATTTGCTTTGCTGTTATCCATACTGAAGGTTCAATAATTACCTTACCGTCTTCTCTCTTATCGTATGCTTTATTAAGAAACCATTTTTCTCGTTTTGATTCCCACCAAAACCAGACCTTTTGCCATGATCTAGGTTTTTTCATATAAACTTTATTGCCTTTATCCATGTGAGCAATAAATTGTTTATATGTAATGTCTTTATCTGCCATTCTGGTTTGCTTCTTTTATTGCAATTCTATGTAGCTTTTCTTCTAGTGCAAATTTCTTTTCATCTAATTTGTTTGCTATTTCTAGTTGATTAGCAATTCTCTCTAGTACCGATGTTAGTTTTGGAATGTCTTTTTCCAATAATTTACGACCCATACCTGTTCTTAAAAATTCTGACATAATAAGTTGTTTATTTTTATATGCAAAAATGCGACTTAGTTTTATGAATATATAATCAAAATAACAATATTATGAAAAAGGTACCTTTATTTGAAGATTTTGTCCCTGCTGGCTTTGCCGCAAATAATGCAGCTCAATTTTCTCTTGGTGGAGTTAACAACACCGAAACAGGATATAACATGGATGCAATAGTTGGGCCAGTTGAACAATGCTCAAACCATGTAGCTGAACAAGCTAACAGTTACGAATCAAATGATAATGCTGAGCATACCGCAGAAGCATACATTAAAGAGGCTAAGAAACATATTAATGATAAGATAGACGAAGCATGCGAAAGCTATTCTGCTATGTCTGAATCTACTCTTAATGAAGGAACTGATATTAGTTCTTGGAATCAAGCCGGTATTAAAGGCGATGCTAATGCACAGATAACTACCTTTGTCGGACCTAAGGATATTGAAGATTTTGGCCTAGGTAGAAAATGTATGCAAATAAACATAGGAAGAAATTACGTTCAATTAAATCCTGCTGATATTGTAGAATTAAAGGACCTCCTTAAAAACTATAAAGTATAATATGATACCTAAATTTGAAAACTATTTAAATGAAGCTTCTGATTATGAATTTAATCCTAATGAAGCAGCGAGAAGATTAAAGGATAGAGAAAAAGAAAACATCCAAAGGTATAGGGCTGCACAAGAGCGTGGTGATAATTATGCCGTTGAGTTATATGAACTAAAAATCAAAATGGATAAAATTGACCTTGAAGGGTTAAAGGTACAAACCGCAATTCACCAACTTAAACAAAAGAATGGAAAGTAATGATAGGTAAGTTTGATGAATTCTTAAATGAAAAAAACTTTATGGTAGCAACAGCTGATACTGCTGTTAAATATTGACTATCACACATGCCTATGTCAGGTTATATTGTAGCAATGGCAGCAAGCGGTAAAGAATTAGATAAAGAAATAAAATCAGGATTTTCTAAAACTGCAATTGCTAAAGATATAGAAGATATGTTAAATGATCAATTAAAAAAGTATAGACAGTTTATTACTGTAAGTGTTGATAATACTTATAAAGGGGCAGGTTATGCATTTACGATTGACATGGATGAATTACTAAAAACATTAAACAGATAATGGAAAATAACCAAGAAAGGGCAGACTTAAGTAAAATCCGCCACTATAAAGGAACAGTAAAAGATTTTAAAAATTACTGGGATGAAATGGCTGGAACTGAAACTAATGCATTTGGTACTCCAGAATATCAAGGTTTTAATAATGTACACCCTACTCGCGGTGAAGGTGATAGTGAACATTGGAAAACATCAAATGTAACTAAAAGTAAACAAAAATAAATAATTTAAAATGAAAAAACATATACCACTATTCGAAGACTTCAATTTAAATGAAGGAAGAACCACAGATGGTTTAAGTAAAGATGGAATGAAAATCTTTTTGGATTTACAAGATCTTGTAGGATTTGAAAAAGGTGATACTATTACAAATTACAATAAGATTGATCCAGCTATAAAAGATCATAAGCTATATAAAAAGATATCCCCTAGAGATATGAGAATCTTAGGTAATGCATTAGGTAACTTAATGAGGATAGCAATTAGAATGGAGAGATAATTTCTATTTACATACAAACTAAAAAAGACCACTCTATGAGTGGCTTTTTAGTCTTATAGCTTTTATTGTAATTCAATGAACCCATTAGCAACTGACCAGGGTTCTTCAGCCCAAAGGTTAATTGCAATAGCGCCTCTTCTCCCTTCAGTTACAGGTGACACACAGTGTGCGACATCACCAGGATTAAATATTACTAATCGGTTAGGTTTAGTTTTTATTACCTCTGGTGATTTATCTTCGCCATCAGTATAAATCAAAAGATCACCACCAGTAAATTCAAATCCCTCTGGGTAATATACACAACCTAAAACCGGCTTAAGAGGTATACCATCATAATCTTTGTTTTCTTTTCGATAAGCAACATCATCGTCAAAATGCATTTCTAAATTATCTTTAAAAACTACATCATCTTCATGGTTGCCTGTAGCTTCTTGTATACCAGTCCAATATTCAAAACCATCTAATTCTAGATTTATTCTTAAAGGAAGTTTTTCATTGAAGATGTAATTTGCTAATTCTTGTTTAATATTACATGGCTCTTTATCCCACCAACCCTTCCAATACTTATATACTCCTGGGTCATCAAAAAATGTTTTGTCATTTTTTATTTTATCTAATAAAGTTTGGTCTTTTATAAAATCGTCAAATACAGCTATCATAATTTATTTAAATAATTTTTCAAGGTCATTTTTCTTAATTACTTGTTTAAGCATCTTAACATAGTTTTTTGCTTCTGCGTAACTCGCTCCTAAATATTCAAAGTATTCATCTTCTGAATCTAACTTACTTAAGTACCTACATTGGTAAAATGCATAGTCATATACTGATTCTCTCCAATGATTATAATATGCATGGTTTCTATTTGTGCCTTCTGCTGTTGTAATTCTACGCCTGGCCTGTTTCATACCGAAGAGGTTATGATTCTCTAGAAAGATATCACTTTTCCAATGCCCAGTTTCTAATATAGATTGTGCCATGACTATATGTGGGTAATCTACATTAAGATCT